CATAATATTTTATAAGTTGTTTAATAGTATGTGGTTGTAATGTACGCAATGTAAGCCATGCTTTATTTCTTAAAAAATGCGAACTATAAAACCCCGGATGAATTGTTTTAATTCCTACATTATCATATCTGGGTTTCATTTCAAATAACCACCAATTAAGCAATTTATCCAATGAAAATACATTATACACCATAATTGTAGGCATCATTGAAATAATAACACGGTTAGTATGAAATTGATTGCAAAAATCAATAAGTTTTGTTGTTGACGAAAGATTAGTAGGAGAATGCCTGATATATCTATTAACATTATCAGGGCCATCTACAGATAAAACAATTTCAACACATTTAGCACGATCTAATAATCTCGTTATCGGTGGGTTAACAACTGTACCATTTGTTGTAATACCAACAGTTAAATTAGGAAGGACGCCTATACGATCAAAATACCGTAATGATATTATCATATCCTTATTTAAAAACGGTTCACCACCTTTATATATAACCCTCTTAAGATATGATAAATCTACACCAGCGAGTTGATCGATTAACTTATTTCCCATATGAAATTCATAGGGAACATTTCTATAAGGCTTGTCATACATATAAAAACGATTATTATCATCTGGTATAATTTCATCTTCAATTGTTTTCCACATACTACTAAAAAATGAATCACACCCAGCACAAGTTAAATTACATATATTACTTGTATCTATTTCCAATACAGTAATCCCTTTATACCAATCTTCATAATATAATCGTCCGTTATATGATGTATTTTTATTATCACTATATGTTTCTGCGTCGGGAGGCATAAATGCTTGGCGTTGGCTAAAACCTGTTTCTTTTTCTCGTTGCAAACACCATTCGCATCCTTTAAGTACTACACCTTCATGCATATTCTTTTTTAACGTTGTATATCGATCGTTATCAAGAACATCTTGCAATCTTGATTGTTTTAAATTTCCTGGTATATACTTATCACGAGTAAAGTCTTGATTTTCATCGCGCAGGGGTCCTTCGGCATATTGATTACATGGTTTAATATTTTTATTAATGTCAATTAATATAGAACTAAAAGGTGCCGTACATATTTTAGGAAGAGTATTATCCATATAGTTATTTATTATGAATAAATTATTAATGGTTTAGAAGAACTTGTGATATTTGGCCCCAAGCCAAATTATCATTATTTGCAGGAGTTAAGTAATCTCTATCTATACGCACTCTTACAAACATAAAATTACCTTGAAAAGATCGTGCCACGACACCAGTGTGTGCTGTTAATTGTATATATTCAGTCGGTGGGTCAATATTTAATGCAAACCAATCTGTACTAGTCGGCGTATTAGCAAGTGTACCTTCTAAATACACCTTTCCTGTAAAATTTGAAAAATAAAATGCGGCAGTATGCAAGCCATCTGTATATCCATAATATGCATCGGCTCGTACTTCTGGACTTGTAAAATTAAAATTAGTTCCGGTTGCTGAATCAATTATTGCTGTTGTTCTGGCCATACTTATATTTATCATATAATGAAAAAGCCGTCCAACTTACGTCGAACGGCTTTTAAACAATAGGACCTGTGGTCCTTACGCAGTTTAACAGCATAAATTACTTCCTTTTTTATATATTAGAAACGCGAAGTTTCGAATCACCGAGATTATTGTTAAAGTGTATTCAAAACTGCATCCCTGCATAATTATTTAATATAATTCGTATCATATGACACTAAAAGAGCCAATTTTTTACCGATAATAAATACATATATAACGGAGTGCAACAAATGGCTGAAAGAGAATATCTTGTAGAACAAGAGTACTTTAATCTTGATAAAACAGAATCAATAACAATTAAAATCCCTAAGGATACTATTAAAATAGATCAAGTAAAAAAATTAGGAATATGGTGTTCGGGCGGTGCAGACTCTAGTGCATTGTTATATCTTCTTGCTAAAACTATAAAAGACCATAATTTAGATATGTATATTCAGCCAATGACTGTACGCCGGCAACGACCATGGAATCCCGTAAAGGCGGCCGCAGTTATACAACGAGTCACTGAACTTTTAGATTTTAAAAATATGCTGCCACACCTAGTATATTTCCCTGACAGAAGCGATGCCCATCAAACCGAATGGCAAGAATTTCAAGACAAAGATGAAGAAAATCAGAAAAATAAAGTATGGGATACATTATATGATGGCCTTACTTCAAATCCACCCGACGGTGTTATACCATATTCAAACCAAGAAGAACATAGACGCGGCCCTGATGTAGAAAAAGAATTAGCAAGTCCTTCTGGATTACACTTTCGACCATTTTGGCAAATAGACAAAAGATTCATTGCTGACATATATCGAGGACATAATTTAATAAATTCATTATTTCCAATTACCTGGTCATGTGAAGGATCCATTGAAGAATCATGTAACTATACTATTCACTGCGAAACATGCTGGTGGTGCCTCGAAAGAATGTGGGCATTTGGTAGATTATAATTACACATTATCGTCTATAAGCCCAAACGGTAAATGATTTAGATTTATTTGCTTCTTGTCTTCGTCTATACCTAATTCTTTTTCAATTTTTTCTATTTTTTTATTAATTTCATCTATCTTAGCAGATATATGAGTCATATTAGTTTTTAAACTATCTTGAGCAGTTTCAATCGCTTTTGCTTTATCTAAAACATTTTGATAATCTGTATCTTGTTGATTTTTATTTTGTTGTATTTGTTCTTCAAGTTCTTTAATACGTTTAAATAAATCGCTAATTTGACTCATTGCTAAATAATTCCGCTTCGGCTTCTCTTCGAAGAACAAGACCTTTTAAAATTATACCATTGGCATGAACCCATCTTTTTATCTGATATGGGACTTCGTCGTACTGGCCAGCATTTAAAACTTTTAACATTGTGCTCTTACAAAAATTAGTAGGTCCTAAATTATATACCCAACTTACTAAAGCATCAAACTGATTTTGCGTTAAAGGCACAGTAACATAATCATTAATATAATTTTCATATATTTCTATATCAACTTCTAACATTACATCACATTGATGTTGTGTAATTGTCATGCCTTCTTTAACATCGGTTGTATGCCCATAACCAATTGTCCATACACCAACTGCATCTTGATATGCTTCTGTACGGCAACCCTCAAAAGTTTTGATTAAATTAACCCCTGCTTCACTTGTTCTCATCGGTAACCATCCTAATCCAAGCACAATAGCAATTAATATAAGAAATAATCTAATTAGTGCTTTCATCGGAAATATCCGTTGCAAGTTGGTTAAGATCCCCAAACTTTACAATACGTTCGACAAAATGTACACCTGCACCAAGTTTCAATTTTATCATCATAACATCTTCTTTATTACTTAAGAAAATATTATGACCATAATAATAGTATTTTTGTTTCCTATATATTTTGTTATAAGTACTATACATATTTATACCATTTAGTTCAGGTTTGAGCACTCTTTGAATGGCTGAATTAAATTTATAATCTGCATCAGGTCGGTCCCCAAAAAAATTATATAACCATGGTATATTCTCCGTTATCAAATCAGGTGTGAATTTTAACCCTACTTTATATTCATATTTCCCCCAAAAGTATTGCGGCCTAAATAAAAGTTTATCACCATCAAATAGCATTTGATAATGCTCTTGGTCTATAGGTCTCTCAGCCGATATTACATAATCACCAAACATTTCAAGTATCGTATTAAAATTTTTATAATCTTGCAAAAATAATGTTCTATGTGCGCCATCTCTGTCTTTTAAGTTTGATGGGTATTCATATTTTTGTTTATATGTTTTTCTAAGCCAGGCATCTAATCTTTTTATAAATTTATGATAATCTGGTTCTTGCGTACAATTGGGATCTTGAAACCATCTGTCTTGAGTATTACACACTCTTCCATAACCGTCGCATATAAACACTATTTTATATGGAAAGCCAGCATATGGTAGTGAGTTATAATATAATTTCTTTATTGGCTTAATTTTAGAGGCCAAGTCTTCCGGGTATAAATTATTAAACATTCTAGGATCCTGAGTTGATCTTAATTATATGTAAAAACTAATTCATCTTTTTCTAATGTAACACGAACAGTACCACCATCTTTAAGGCGACCAAATAATATTTCTCTGCTTAACGGCTTTTTAACTTTTTTCTCAAACAATCTCTTTAAGGGTCTTGCACCCATTGTTTCGTTATAACCATTTTCACTTAACCATACTTTAGCAGATTTTAACATAGTAATTTTTACTTTCTTATTTGCTAACAATACATTTGTCTCAGCAAGTATCTTATCAACAATTAATAAAATAATTTCCTTAGACAATTTATTAAATTTAACAGTAGCATCTAATCTATTTCTAAACTCTGGCGCAAAGAAACCTTCAACCGCGTCATCATCAACTCCAATGCGTTGCAATGAGCCAAAGCCTATTGCATTTTGTTCCATATCAGACGCACCCAAATTGGATGTCATAATTAAAATTGTATTTTGAAAATTAACTGTTTTACCATCACTACTTGTTAACTTACCGTCATCCATAATCTGTAATAATAATTGTAACACTTCTGGTGCAGCTTTCTCAACCTCATCTAACAACAGCACACTATTAGGATATTGCTCAACATCGTTAATAAGTTGTCCGGAGCCAACACTACCTTCTGAGTAGCCTACATATCCTGGAGGTGCACCAATAAGTTTACTTACGGAATGCTTTTCCATATACTCTGACATGTCATATCTTAACAATTTAATATTAAGGCTGTTGCCCAACTGCCTTGCTGTTTCAGTTTTACCACAGCCAGTTGGTCCTACAAATAAGAAACTACCAATTGGTTTATTTTCTTCTCGCAGGCCTGCTTTATTAACAAGGATAGCATCTACTAATGCAGTTATTCCAGCATCTTGCCCAAACACAACCTTTGTAAGATTGTCTGTAAGATTCTCGTATGTATCTACTTCATCTTTGTCTATTACTTCAATTGGCAATTTAGCAATCTTACTAATAATCTTTTCAATATCTTTAATTGTAATGTGTGTTTTTTCTTTCTTGTCGTGATTGAATAGTCTAACTTTAGCACCAACCATATCAATAACATCAATTGCTTTATCAGGCAAGTATCGACCTTGAATATACTTATCACTTGTTTCTGCTACATAATCTAATGCATCGTCTTCAATTATAATATTATGGAATGCTTCATAGTAAGGTTTAAGGCCTTTTAATATTTCTTTGCAATCCTCAACAGTTGGTTCTGGCACATCCAATTTATAAAACCTACGCATCAATGCTCTATCTTTTTCTATATGCTTACGATATTCTTCGTAAGTTGTTGCACCTATAACTTGTATGTCGCCTTTACTTAAAATGGGTTTTAATAATTGTGCGGCATCAATGTTACTTTGCCCTGCCGAGCCTGCACCAAGTATTTGGTGTATCTCATCAATAAACATAATAGCATTGCCTTTCTTTTCCATCTCAGTTAATACATACTTGATTCGTTCCTCAAAATCACCTCTGTATTTGGAACCTGCTACCATTGCTCCAATATCAATTGCCCAAATTTCTTTGTCGGCAAGCAATGCTGGCACTTCCTTATCAACTATTTTTTTAGCAAGGCCTTCAGCAATAGCAGTTTTACCAACACCTGCTTCACCTACAATAATAACATTATTTTTTCTACGACGAGCAAGTGTTTCTTGCAATGACAGTATCTCTGGTGCACGACCTATTAGCGGATCAATTTTACTCTTGTCTGCTTCCTTATTAAGATTTACACACCATTTGTCTAATTCATCACCTTCGGGGTTATTAATAGCATCTGTAATAGATTTAATTAATTCTTCTTTATCAACACCAGAATTAATTAAAAAATAATATGCATAACTTTCTTTTTCACTCAATATACTAATAAATAAATCTTTTGGTTCAAGTATTTTTCTACCACTAAAAATAACTTGGGTAAATGCTCGATGAAAAACTCTTTCAAGACTTTGTGTCTTTTGAGGTGTAACATGTTCTTGATTGAGAGTGATATCGTTCTTCTCTTCTTTAATATGGTTACCCACACTAGCATTTAAACCTGAGATATCTACATTAATATCATCGACTAATTTTATTATTTCTTCTTCTTGTAACAGGCTATACAATAAATGCTCAAGCGTTACATATTCATGTTTATTTTCGGTAGCAATATCAACTGCTCTTTCGACTAACCCTTCGATTTTATCTGCCATATTGCTTCCTTCTCTTTTTTATTGCTCTATCAAAAACTAATTTAGATACACGCTGATCAAAAGTAATGCCATCTAAATGGTCTAACTCGTGTTGAAAACAGCGAGCCATATAATTAACAAATTTTCCTTCTTTTCTGTTTCCTTCAATATCGGTATACTCTACCGTAACCTTTTTTGCACGTTTTACTCTCATTGACAATTGTGGAAAACTTAAACAACCCTCAACATCAATAACAATATCTTTACTTTTCTCAAGAATAATCGGGTTAACATACATATCAGTTTCCATCATAAAAAAACGATAATTTAATCCTATTTGTGGTGCGGCTAAACCTAATCCGCTATTTTCCTTCATAAGATTAATCATCCCTTCTATATATTTACTCACATCAATCATATTGAAATCTACTTCTTCACAAGGTTGTAACAATATTTCATTAGGATGAAAAACTAAATTATTCATTACTAATATTTACCGCATATCTCTAATTGATTTGTATAACTCTATCTGTTCATTATTTAATTTAGATGGTATTATTACTTCTACAAGCAAAATTAAATTACCATGTTGGCCTGTTCTTGTACTTGTTAATCCTTTACCTTTTAATCGAATTTTTGCATTAGGTTGTGTACCTGCAGGTATTTTAACACTAACAACTTTTTTATCTATATGTTTAAATTGTACTTCACATCCAAGTATAGCATCTAATGCACTTACTTTAATAGTAGTTATTAAATCATCATGTTGGCGATGCCATTTTGAAGAATTTAATACTCTTACAACAACTATTAAATCACCAGGTGGTACAGTTGATTGCGAATTATCACCAAGTCCAGCAAATCTTAATTTACTTCCATCATTAACACCTGGTGGTATTTTTACATGTATACTACGTACTGCTCCACTTGGTAAATTAATATCTAATTGTTTCTCTAATCCAGTATATGCATCTTCTAAACTAATTTCATACTGCACTGTAATATTATGATTAACTGTTCGTTGCTGATACTGACCAAATCCTCTTCCAAATACTGTATGAACAAAATCATTAAAACTATCTGGATCATGTGGATTAAATCCACCTTCAAATGGTGATTGTTGTCCTCTATGTGTAAAGCCAGGTTGTCCAGTATAATTTCTACTACCCATTGCATCATACTGTGCTTTTTTGTTAGTATCACCTAACGTTTCGTATGCTTCATTAATCTTTTTAAAATCTGCTTCTTTACCGCCGCGATCAGGATGATGCTTCTGTGCAAGTTTACGGAACGCTTTCTTTATTTCCTTTGCTGAAGCATCTTTATTAACATTTAAATCTGCATAATAGTCGGGCATATTACCTTCTAAAAAAGTCTAAAAAACTTGAACTTGAATCTTTACTACTATTTAACTTCTTATCATAGTCATTCTTTTGATTCTCAATTCGTTGCTCAGTTTCTTCGTAATATTCCTTGTATGCTTTAATAATAGCCTGTTGCTGTAAAAGAAGTTCTCTAATTTGTGCTAAATTCAAAGCCAAGCCTTTATAGCCATCATCCGTTATACCAAACAACACAACATCTTTGTTTTGTTCTTCGAGTTCCTTGAAAACTTCATCAATATTTTCAGGAGTAACAATAAACCATTTTACACCCTGTAATTCCAAGTCTCTTATGTTAGGAGGATTAAGTGCTACAGAATTAACTGGCTCACTGAGAACCTTAACTGTTGTAGTTTTACAGCCTGTAATACCTAATAAAGGTATTATTAATAATGCTACCAGCCATGAACTTTGTACTTTCATTTACTCTTCCTCCACATAATTTGGATTAGCAATCGACGGACATTCTGGATTTATTTGTGACTTCTTACGTGCGCCTAACTCATCATGCGTTAGCGGCGATCCAGATGCTATCTCAAAACATCGCAATGCATTTTTAGTTGCATTATTAATAACACGTTCAATTAATGTTGGCTTAACTTCAGCAAGTTTACCAATGTCACGAGTACCAAAATTTATACTTCTCTTATTAAACTTTTCTTGCAAAATTTCATAATCCCGCCTAAACTTGCCAAACTCATCACGCAACTTTGCTAAAGCCTCTCCACTACGAACTATATCTTCATTTAACTTCTCAATAGTTTGTGTTTGTAGCCTTTCTTGTATTTTCATTGCGGCATTTTCATTAGCGGCCGCTACTAATCTTTCTTGTGTATCTGTATAATAAAGATACCCTGCTCCTCCTACTGCACCCAGTATGAGAAGTATGAAAAAATATAACTTTATTGTTCCAAACATATTTAAATACCCTTAAATTCTTTTAACTTAAACAATATAACATCTATAGCAGAATCAAAACTAATATATCCATAGTCTTTATCAAAGTGCCAGCTCCAATTGCCTTTACAATTGTCGTCACACCATTCAACATAGGTATGGGGCACACCGGCAGATTCCATTCTTACGTTATATCGTAATTTCTCCGGTTCCCAATCTTCTATCCATGAATATGATTTATATAAATTTTTATCTGTCATATACATACTGTAGGCATTTATAATTGAATTATGCACTTACAGTTTTAGTTTCAGGCTTAAGAGCCATTGCATCTCCGTGACTATTTGTAACTACAACATATTTGCCTATACTATTAATATTATACAACGGACCGAATAGCTTTGTCAATCTTAAAATACGAGGATTATCATGTTTAATAGGTTTATTTTTTAATTGGTGCGTTTCAAATAAATTGTCAACAGAGTCTATTGCTTCTATAAAAAACATCAATGGTGGGCCTTGATTTAATTTAATATGTAATTTACCCTCAGAAATATGATGAGGCCTTGCTAAATCTTTATGAAAAAAACTTTCAGCGGCTTCTTGCTTATCTTGCATTTCCTTTGTATTAGTATACTCTGTAGGGTTTAGCAACACTTCTGCTAATAAAGCATCTGGTGATAAATCTACTGTTGTTTTATTTGGGAAACTCTTAAATTTCCATTTATTGTTACTAACTACATGCTGAATGTCATTGAGTAGACGAACGAACTTTACTGGAAATTTATTGTCCCTTTCGAATTCACAAAATACTACATAATTGCCGTCTTCGGTTGGCCCGGGACTTATATCTGAATCTAATGTATCAATTGGTCCTGTTCGAATATATTCCTCAAGGTCTCTTGCAGGGGGTTCGTCAATACATTCAAATGCAACAACAATAATATCTTCTTCCTTGCCGCCTTTAGGTTGAAATAAATCAATGGAAATCTCCGTGAGAATAGTTTCACGTAGATCTGCGTAGCGTAGGCCTTCGTTAAGCTGCTGGTGTCGCGGCCGGTGGGAGTGTGTCTGCTGTTTCTTCATTTGCTATATCTTCGCCTTGATGTTTGGCTTCACTACTATCATCGAGACCTTCTTGACTGGCTTGTTGCACCTGGCCCAGGTCTAATTTTTGCCCTGCGATTTCTAAACTACGATCATCAAACGTTTCTAAGAATCGGCGTGGCATTTCAATCTTTACTAACCAAATGGGTTTTGATTCCATTTTTGGCTCTTTAGTTTTTAAATCCTTTAAATCGTCAGGACCTTTAACTCTAACTGGAACTTCGACTTCTTCTTTAACAAAATTAACTTTACAACTATATTTGTCTAAACGACGAATAGCATCCGGATCTGGCATTCCTTCACGTGGATACATAAGTGTCACATTAAACCAATGCCGTTCTAATATTGGGCCTTCTACTACCTCGCCTGACATCCAATTTTTGTAAGCATAAATGCCAGTATCGTCGAGAACTTTCTCAAACTCTAATAGCATATCAAGAAGTGTTTTATTGCCATTGATACGATTAATGTTCTCAACGGCGTTTCGAATAAAAGTATTGTCTAATCCCATAACATTAGTATTTATCTTTTATTCAATAATTAAATTATAAATTTCTTTCCAATTCTTAACAAGAGCAGCTTCGCCTTTATAGTTCATATTATGACCGTGTTCCATAATAACACTATTAAGGCCCATATCCAAACCAACTTCTGCATTTTTAACCTTATCTTCTACCCACCAGCATCCTGAACCTCTATAAGATTCCAGTGCTTCGTCTTTATCTGCACCAGTATCTAAACAAATTACTTTTTCAAATACTGTATCACCAAACAATTTAGCCAAATTTTGTTCTCTTAAACGTACAGCATGTCTATTTAAACTTAATGAAGTGATTGCATGAAACATAAAACCATGTTCTTCGTGTAGCTTCTTTACATAATACATAGCATCACGTTGGGGAGGTAAGAAGCCTATAGAAGCACTTTCATTAAATATTTCTGTTAACCGCTTGCCATCCTTTCTTGCTATGCCAAACCGTTTATGAACACTATATACTAATTTATAACCTTTTGTTGCAGTATGGCCGTGTTCTTCCATCCACGTATGAAACGCGAATTCCCAATCAAGCAGTACACCGTCAACATCAGTTAGAATAACTCTATCTTTTTTCATCTCGGTATGACTGTTTATACAAGTTTTTAAAGAATTTTCTTTTAAAGTGGCCATTAATACTATTTAAGTTAATTGCCACTGGGATTATATTAAAGTTTAAAAGTCTGATTTATCTTACTACCTTTAACGGTTATATGATATTTTGCACCGTCTGGTCCAAACGACACACTGTGGCCAGAAAACAAATGAAGATTTTTCATTACTATTGAACTAATTACACCACCATTCTTACCATTAAATTTTGGTAATGTTTCGATAAACTCCTGCACTTGATCGTCTGTGGCACTAACAAGATCTCGGCGGGTTACTACCGATTCAATAGTTGTTGGTTCTGCTTCATATTCGAGAAGTTGCTGAACAATAGTAGCCTTTTTAAGACGCCGGTCTAATTCAATACCTACTGAACGACCATAGTCTTCTAATTGACTTTTTGTCATTTTATTTAATTCTGTTTTGGTCTTTGCCATTTTAATCTCCTAGCAGTATTTATCACAATGCATTTAACTGTACAAGGCATGCCGCTAAATTTATCTCTGGATCTGCACACATTGCATGTTTAACTATTCCATCACGAATAACAAGTATTGCTTCGTCCTGTTGATCTATTGTATCGCCCCAATATTCCAAATTACGATATAAAAATTTATAAATATCTTCATATTCTTGTGGATTTGCTTTACTACATATTAACTTTCGTGCTTCAGTTATTTTACCTTCTTTAAACAATTGAACCATTTCTACTTTGTAATCTGGCCCACTATTCTCGTTTTGATGCGGCGGGACCAATTTTCCAGTTTGCGAATTCATTTGACACATATTAATACACTTACGCAAATCAGGATATGTCGCTTTCACATATAACTCTAGTGTGTCTATGTCTATTTCAATACCTTCTTCTGATAATATTTGGCCAAGTCTTACCATATAATCAGTTTCATCTAAACTCTCAATATGAAAGCCTTGTGTCCTACTATGTAATGCTGGGATAACTTTATGTGGAAAATTGCAAGTTAAAATAAAACGTGCAGTAGTATGATACGTCTCCATTACACCACGCAATGCCGCTTGTGCTTCCGGAGACATATAGTCTGCTTCGTCGAGCAATACAATTTTGAACTCTCCAAATGGCAATGTACTAACAAAATTTGTTATTTTATGTCTAATATCATTTACAGAATTTTCTCTACTAGCATTAATCTCTAATACATCACCCCAATCGATATCTATTTCATGTAGTAAAACCTTTGCAAGTGTTGTCTTACCTACGCCAGCACCACCACTAAACAGTAAATGTGGAATTGCACCACTCTTAACCCAAGACTCTACTTGCTGTTTTTGTGCTTCATCCCGAAACACATATTCAGCCAGAGCCTCAGGCCTATATTTTTCAACCCATAGTTCTTTCATTGCTTTTTATTTTCTTGCCCAATGCCCATTATAATTAAACATACATATAATAATGGCCAAGCCCAACCTGTTAAGTATCCTGTAATATGTAATATCATTAACACTATTCCAGTTAAACCTGTTGTGCTAAGACCTAATGGTTTGTTAACTTCTGGTAATTTCATAATTTTAAATTAGTAATAAAAATATCTTCTTTCTGGTTAAAGGTTAAAGTGATACCATCATATCCAGTATCATCCCAATAAAAATCTTTACCATATTC